TAGCCAGACTCAAGATAATATTCATAAGCTTCTAAATGCTATTACGTATAAGGAAGAGCAGGTTCTAGATGAGTACCTAATTAGGGGTATTACTCAGAACTCACTAAGAGATGTAGGGTCTAAGCCTTCGGACTGGATCCCTGAGTTTATAAAGACCGCAATACCAGAAATTGTTAAAGAGATGGATAGACTAGCAGATCCTAGTGGAGATAAAAGACCGCAAGGAATATTTAGGCTAGGAGGGGACAAAAACTATTCTAATAATAAAGAGCTAAAGCTTCGAAGAGCAGAAGAAGCTAAACGCGCTAAGATTATGCAAGGAAACTCTAACTTAGAGTCTATGCGTAAAACTATAGAGAAGAAAAACCAAGCTATTGAGGAGCAGCGTTGGATAAAGGAAAGAGCGCAAGGCACTAGCTCTATAGGGAAGGGCCTGAGAATAGCCGGAGGAGGTACCGTAATAGGGCTAGCAGGGTTAGCTCTAGAAAAAGCGATCTCAGCACTAGTTAACTTCATTAACGAAAAGCTAGAAAAGATACGCAGTACCGACGAGTACAAAGTTGCAGATGAGGAGTATCAAGAGTATCAGAACTTCTTTAAGAATAAGACGGGAAGCTCTTTAATGTTGCCTTCTCAGGCGGAAATGGATACTTTAGCCGCACCGGAAGTAGTATGGAATATGTTCCTAGAAGTTGGTAGAAAGATAAACCAATTTTTAGAATTAAATGATACTCCTATGGGTAATAAGGCGGTTGATGACCTTAAAGTTAAACCTCTATATGAACACTATAACCCTTATTCCGTACAGAATAACCCCGGCGTGCAGGAGAAACTAGCGCGCATAGTATCTAATACTACTCCGTCTGACTTAGAACTTGCAGCTTTAACAGCTCAATCAAACGTAGGCCAGGATGGGGCCACTAACGTAGCTATCGTAAACCCTGAGGATATAAAGACTACTAACATGAAAGTACAGGGACCTGATGGAGGTTACGTACCTAGTGTAGCTCCGGGTACTGACAATGCTATTAATACAATGAGCAGAGATATTAGGTACTCTATGGCTACTAATTTGCATACTCAGATTATGAATGATAACTTAAATGCTAAGTCCCTATTAGGAAACGCACTGACTTCGGCTGCGTCTAATATGATGTCTGGAGCAATTATGTCTATGTTTGGATTTGCAAACGGGGGCGTTGTGAAGGGAGGCTTCAGAGCTTTCGCAAACGGCGGAACCGTAAGTCAACCTACGCTAGGCTTAGTAGGCGAAGGCAAGTACAACGAAGCTGTTGTACCTTTACCAGATGGTAAGTCTATCCCTGTAATAGGAAGTACTGGTGGAGACAATAATGTTACTGTTAATGTTACAGTTGATAGTAACGGAAATGCGAAGTCTGAAACTCAAAGTGGAATGGACGGAGATCAAGCTAAACAACTTGGTTACATGATTTCTCAAGCAGTACAATCAGAGCTAGTAGAACAGCAAAGACCTGGAGGACTATTAAGTCAATACTAATTATGGCTAATTTTAATACAGAAGTTAATATTACCCCCGATAGGGGGTTGAAAGCAGATAGTAAACCTAAGGTACTTATTGCTACTTATGGCGATGGGTATGAACAAAGGGTTGCAGCTGGTATAAATAATACTCCAGAAGTTTGGAACCTCACTTGGAAGAATAGAACTGCGGCAGAAGCTAATAAAATCGTAAAGTTCTTAGAAACACAAGGAGGAATAACAGCGTTCGATTGGTACCCCCCTAGTTACGATATATCTAGTACTACTACTAGTGCTTCAACTAATAAATTGATTGATACTAGCCAATACTTTACTGCAAGGTACCTAAATACTACTGTTACTGATTCCGCTAGTCCTGCTAATACTGCGACTGTAACTGCTGTAGATAGTGCTACTCAGCTATCCCTATCTACAGATATTCTATCTAGTGGCGAATCTTATACTATTTATCCCTATAAAAAGTATAAATGTGATAAGTGGAGTACTCAAGAAGTACTACAAGGAGTTAGAACAATAACAGCAACTTTTACTAAAGTATTTGAGCCTTAATTATGAGTGATAAAATTACCCAAGACATACATGGATTTGAACCTGGAGCAGTAATCGAGCTTTTTGAGCTTGACTTATCTACGGGAACAGCCCCTGCATCAGAACCTATTCTTAGATGGCATTCTGGTATTAATGAAAATATGCAAGAAATTGTATGGCAGGGTAATAAATACGCCGCTTTCCCTATTAAAGCTGAAGGTTTCGAATTTTCTGGAAAGGGGTCTATACCTAGACCTACTTTAACTGTAGCTAATATTACTTCTATTATTTCTGGAGTAATTAATAGTTATGATGATTTAGTAGGTGCAAAGGTTACTAGAAAAAAGACATTTGCTAAGTACTTAGACTCTTACTGCTATACAAGTGGCTACCCAGTAGCCGGGGTATGTATAGGAGAATCAGGCTCTGATCCAAGTTTAAGTAAAGCAGATTGTTTAGATGCTAATAAGAATGGTTCTGCAGGTACTTGGACAGCTTATAATCAAACTACATGTGAAGCTGCATCAGGTCCTGGTATTTGGTACGCTAATGCGATTGCAGACGATACTGCACATTTCCCAGATGAAATTTGGTATATTGATAGAAAAGCAGTAGAAACAAACACTCACTTACAATTTGAATTAACGGCAGCACACGACATTCACGGAGTAAAACTACCTTCTAGAACAGTAGTTGCTAATTCTTGTCCTTGGTTGTATAAAGGTACGGAGTGCGGATATTCTGGCTCTAGTTACTGGGACATAAATAATAACAGTACTAGTGCTGCTAATGATGTATGTGCTAAAACTTTTACAGCCTGTGAATTAAGGTTCCCCGAATCGGTTGAAAGCCCTTTTGGAGGATTCCCTGGAGCGGGTATTAATATGGGATCCGTTCGATGAATGAAAAGACTTTAGAAGAATTTAGAAAGCATACTGAATCTGAGTACCCTAAAGAAGCCTGTGGGTTTATAGTTGGGTTAGGAAAGAAAGAAAAATACTTTCCTGCTAACAATATTGCTGATAACCCTGAGGAGACCTTCATAATAGATCCTTTAAGTTATGCTGAAGCAGAGGACTCAGGCGATATTATTGCTATATGCCATTCTCACCCAAATGAGGGGTGTGAACCTTCCGAAGCAGACAGAGTTACTTGTGAGACAACAAAAAAGCCTTGGCATATTTTAAGCTGGCCAGGTAATATGCTGTATAGTTGGGAGCCTGAAGGGTATGAAGCTCCTATTCTTGGTAGACCTTTTAGTTATGGAACTTTAGATTGTTGTACTTTAATAAGAGATTTTTATAAAAAAGAGCTAAATATCGATTTTCAATGTTTTAGTGGTCAAGATGGCTGGTGGGATAAAGGAGAGAACCGATATTTAGAAAACTATGAAGAGCAGGGTTTTATAAAGATACTTGATGAAACTGATGTGAGAAAATATGATATTTTCTTAATAAAATTAGTTTCACCTGTACCAAACCACGCTGCAGTTTTTATCGGAAATGATAAAATTTTACACCACGTACACGGAAGATTATCCAATAGAGAGCTTTATGGAGGCTATTGGAGAAAACATACCACGCATCATTTAAGGCACAAATCATTATGTTAAAATCAATAAAGTTATACGGAGAATTAGCAGAGAAGTATGGCAAAGACTGGTCTTTAGATATTAGTTCCGCGGGAGAAGCTTTCCAAGCTTTAGCTGCAAATAACCAAGGATTTAGACAGTTTGTATCTTCATCGGAACAAAGAGGTGTAGGGTACAAAGTAGTAGTTGGTAAAGATTACGTTGAAGATTACTCAGAGTTAGCAAACCCTTCTGGCAAACAAGAGATAAAGATTATACCTGTAGTACTTGGAGCAAAAAATAAAGGGCTAGGAATGGTACTGGCGGGAGCAGTTATATTCTTTGCAGCCCCTTATCTGTTAGGGCAATATGCTACTAGTGCAATGGGGGCCGAGCTAACGATAGCTCAAACTTGGGAAGCTGGATTTAATACAATAACTTCATATTCCACAGGCTCTATGGCAATGAAATTCGCAGGAGCAATGATTTTAGGAGGAATAGCTTCTATGTTAGCGCCCACTCCTCAGACCCCAGAGGTAA